GGAATATTCTCGTCGCCGACTACGGCGACCCAGACCCGACCTCGCCGAGAGGGTCAGGCCGCGAAAGCGGCCTCCGGCAGAAATGCCGATGGCGGTGACGGCTTCACCGTTCCTCGTTCTCTGAGGAGAAAGAACAAGAAAGCCGCGCCCACTGAATCTTCTGCCAATTCGAACTTGAATGGTAAGAGATCCAAGTGGGCCAAGCCCAAGGAAGATCTAAATCTTGAGGCTGCGCGTATCAGAGACGTCCTTAATAAAAATGAAACACGTCGAAAGATTAAGGAATCGATTGCTAAAGGTAAGATTAAATCGACCAAGAAAGCTATAAGCAATCGTGATACTGCCATAAATCGACTGCGTGAGAAAGAAGCATTAACTAGAACGCAGGAACGGAGATTGGAGAGATTGGAACAGCAGAAGGAACTTGGAATAGCAATCTCGGCCCCTGGAAGTAAAGAATCCCGTTCTATAGTAAAAGAAGCCATGGATCGACGCATGGTCATCTTTGAGGGTGTCCGAATGTCAAGAAGTCAAGCAAATGACATTCTTAAAGCCCGCAGTATGAAAGGTATAATCAATAGGAAAGGGACGATACTGGAAAACAATCCAGCTTCTGTTGATGAAACTACGGAGTCTTGGAGAGGGTGGTCTATAATAGTACCTCATCGGCATAAAACTGCTTCTTTGGTCGATGCCGTTGAGTATAAGAAAAACCAATCCGCCAAGAAGACTTTTAATTGGAACGACTGGAAGAAGGCTGAGCATGAATATAAGGAGGATCGTCCTCCCACTTTGCCCAGATCGCTGTCCTATCATATGGAATTTCCCAGTCTTGGCACATCAACCTATAACAAACCTACCCGAACCCCTCGAGGTTTCGAGTTTTCTCGCCGACCAGAACCGGCGATTAGGGACAATATAGTAGTTAAGATTAAGCAGCACGCACAGAAGCATCGAGGTCGTTCAAACAGATCTTTGCTTCTATTGTCTGGCGATGTCGAGACTAATCCAGGTCCTAAGGTTTGTGCCTTTTGTAAGGCTAATGGACATTTTCTTAAAGATTGTCCTGTTCTGGCTGGCACGGTTTGTCGAAATTGCAATAGTAAAGGGCACTCTTCCAAACGGTGTCCCTCTCCCCCAGTTTGCAATTCTTGCAGGAAACCCGGGCATATTGCAAAAGTTTGCCCTGATAAGAAGAAAACTGTCTGCCATAAGTGTCGACTAGAGGGTCATATAGCCAAAAATTGTAGGACGGTTAGGTGTCGTAAGTGTAAGGAATTGGGACATGTCGCTAAAGAATGCCCAAAGAAAATTACATTTTCCAAGGCCATAGCCAACTGTCACGAAACAACGCTCTTATTTGACAATAATGAGTTAATCAAGACTCTTAAATTTGTCGTGCGAACAACATTGTTGACTAGCCCCCTCAATGTGTCCATTCTTAACTCTTATTCAGCCTTATCAGTTGCTTATAAGGTCAAGTTTGAATGTGAGTTGTCTGCAGATTTGTCTAGTCCCCGTTATAACAAAGCATTGTTGGTAATCGGTGGTAAATGTTCTGAACAAGATCCTTTTACAGAAGAACGTACCACCATAATTTTGCCAGAATTTGTGTTCAAGAATAGGGATGATAAATGTTTTGAATTGCATGATGATTGGTATTGTGCGTGTGCCGAAAGGTTACGCGGCGCCGGAGATTATCCTTACGTGGTCCTCCCGCATGGTTGCACGGAGATGCCCCAGCCTGGTGTTAACAGCTGGTCCGTTTATCCAGCTATTGCAAAAGTTTACGGAAAACTAAAGGAGAATGCCATTATTAGGAGTAATCTTCTTGATAGTGAGCCTTCTTTGGATTCCCAGGTTGAAGATCTTTTTGAAGGTCTCTCTGGTGAATTCGAAATGGCGGAAACAGACTCTGCAGAAGAGACTGTTTCATCTGGCTCATCCTCCTCTTCCTCTTCCTCAAGCTCCTCAACATCATTCTTTCCGCCTTTTGATGGCATCAGCCCGTCTGGTTCAAGTGTTGGTTCTTCTTCTTCATCTGAAGAACCTTCGTCCAGCTCCGAGTTTGATGGCGAATTGGCGGTATTAGAAGAGAGACACCCGACGGCCAAAGCCGATAAATTGGTGTCCTCCTTCGTAGATTGCGCGGCCGAAACAATTGAAGATTTGTGTATGCTGGTGCCCGAGACTATCTCAGGCATGAGTCATATTTTAATCAAATCCTGTCGTGCACACACTGTTTTGAAGAAAGAGTTTATCAATACAGTATGGGACGCATTGAGGCCTCATTGTGGCATGCTTCCCTTGGGTTTGAGGTGGCTGTTAGGCAGCGCCCCTAGTTTTGATGATCTAAAGTGTTTCTATGTAGATCTTGCATGGACTCCGGATTTTTCAAAATTTGAGATTGAGAGCACCAACATAGTGGCTGATATTAAAGAGATGAATGTCATGAACGACCTCATCCGCGAGAATGGAACTAATGTCCCCCTGGGCATGTTTATGACGCTCAGTCGTGCTACGGCCCGCGACCTGTTGAGTCCTGCAAGTCTATTAAAAGAAGTATTGACAATTCCCTTATCCATGAGACGCTTGTTTATACGTTGCTGGATGCGGAGGATAAGACTTACCGTTGAATCCTGGACTGAGTACGTCAGGTTATTTAAAGAGCATACGGACATGATAGTGAAAGCGGATGACCGCAGCAAATCAGTTCAAAGGATTGAAAAGGAGTATACCCCCAGCTACGCCATACCTTATATATTGAGAGCGAAACTGCGACAAGGCCCTAAAGCCTGGTCCTTCTTTGATAGTTGTCAGCCTTTATATGATGCTGTCGGTTCGTGTGGTTGGGAGTTGGACATTCACACCGCATTCAGGCCCGGAATGCTGCCACAACTGAGATTGCTGGGTATTAATGAGAGTCCTCGCCTAGATTTAAATATGGAGATAATTAAGAGCTTGACAAGTAAGAATGTCATACTCTCCGGGAATTTGATAGGATCAGCGAGCTCAGCATTGAAGAGTAATCTGTATTTACCAACTGACGTAAATAAATTTGTCAGAGGAAACCCCCATATATATAGATTATATTTGTGGACCATAGTCAATATGTGTTCGGAATCTTGTTTTCACAGCTGGTATAGTGTGAGCAGTGAGAACGAGAAGGTTTTTATCCGTGCCTCGGACTCGACCCTGGTATTCAATACCAGCGGGGCTACGGCTTAAATCACCTACCGAGGGGACGGTTGGAAGGTCTGTGCCAACCGTCACACCCATTGACAGACGAAGATCCGCCTCAAGCGGAACTTGTGTTGGGGCGCCCACGCTGCATTCGGACTCAGGAACGCAGTATAGTATCAACATCTTTGCCTTTTAGAATCTCTAACGCCGTACTCCCACGTTGGGATAATAAAGATGGGGAATTGATCTTGTTAGGTGCCACAAAACGTGCCGCATTTCGTCCTCCCCCCGTTGAAAATAGTTTGAAGGAAGAATTTCGAAATTTTGTCCGAGAGGAGATTAAGAAGATATTTACTCCTATAGTCGACGAAGATTTTGATCCATTTGAAGAATGGTTACAAGACCTAATAATCTCTCAAGCTAGAAAGGATGAAATTAGAAAATCTTATGAACATTACCTGGAGACAGGAGATCTCACAGGTGCAGTGAGGATTGGGAGCTTTTTAAAGGATGAACCGGTAGACGAGTACAAAGCGCCGCGGTGGATTAACGCCCGCGATGATGCAGCAAAAGCGGTGCTCGGTCCATTTTTCCAACGTATTACCGACCAGTTCGCACAGCTGCCCGAAGTAATAAAAACAGTGCCTGTGGAAGATCGACCCTCATTCTTAGATGAACTTTTTGGGTCTTTTGACGTATTAGTCAGTTCTAAAGACTTTACCAGTTTTGAAGCCCATTTTCTTGCCTGGATCATGGAGATTGAAGCCGAATGTTATGAATATGTATTTGGGAATTATTCACAGTACCATCATGTTATAAAATTCATGAATTACATATGTGGCAGTTACATCTCCGGGTCTTATAAATTGAACGCACTTAGTATGAAGAGGTGGGGGTCTCTTTTAGTGCGGGCAAAGAGAATGTCAGGAGAGATGAATACCTCGTTAGGCAATACATTGATGAATTTAATGGTCATACGGTTTATCGCTTGGAAGAAGAAAGCGTCAGTAAAATGTATTGTTGAAGGAGATGATTCCTTGTCCCGATGGTTTCCTCCGGAAGCCACACCTACCATTGAGGAATATGCACAATTAGGGTGGAGGGTCAAAGATGTTCGTTTCCAACGTCCTGGAGACGCGTCATTCTGTGGTAATGTATATGATTGTGAAGATCTAGAAGTCGTTAAAGATCCAATGTACATACTAGTGTCTCTAGGATGGTTGAACAGAAAATGGAATGGGTGCAAAGAAAAGGTCAGAATGCAATTGTTAAAGGCAAAGGTCATGTCAATGGCCCATCAATATGGTCGCTGTCCTATAGTGTGGGCTGCTTCCAAGCGTCTGCTAGAACTTACCGCCGACATAAAAATTAAGAAAAAGCTATTATACAATTTTTATGATCAATACTGGTTGACTGAGGGTTTGAGGCACAACAGCACTGCGCCCAAGGTCAGCGCACCCGGCATGAACAGCAGACTATTAGTCGAGAGAATGTATTCCATTTCTTTACGGGATCAGGTTGAGATTGAGGAAAAGTTATTGGTAATGCCCATAGGAGCTTTCGAAATGCCTGACTATTTGCTCAAGAAAGATTGGAGAGAGACAGCTGAAAATTTTACAGGTGATATCTGGAATCTGCCCCCCGAACCCACGGGGAATCGGCCTTATTGGTTACAAGAAATGAGGCGGGTTTATGAAGAAGCGTCGGAGGACTTAATTGAACAATATCTCCACTGGCTAAATCTTCATAGTGGCCCAGAGGCTGTGTATCTTTCGCGGTATGGAGATCAGCTTCCTCAAGGAGGTTATTTAGCTAACAGGGCACTAGACCGCCTATAAAGGGTCCGTGCCATCCGCGGTGTGCCAATTAGTCTGATGCAGTTGATTGGTAGACACTTAAAAGGAAGCATCTCTAAACAAGAAAGAAGGAATAATAGTCGTCGCCGACCGCGACGCAATCTAAGAGTCGGCACAGTAGAAGTTGAATTAGCCCAACCCCGAAGGCAACGAAAGAATCGGAAAAAGAGCAAAGTTTCTCCAAATGTAATTACCGGACAGGGTGATTATTTTAGCGCTCTTGCATCTCCTAATATGCAATCGATGCGCAGTACCGGAATCGGTGCAGCCAAAGGGGTCGGAGGTCACATCGGAGAAAGTGTGGGAGAATTGATCGGTGAATCTCTCCTAGAATTGATCGGATTTGGTGATTATAAAATCAAGAAGAACTCAATGTTAAACACCATAAATATGAACGGTAATGATCCCCCCACAGTTGTGAATAGCACCAAGGGGAAAGCTACCATTATCAGACATCGTGAATACATAGGTGAATTAATGTCGGGTTTGGACAGTGGATTTCACATACAATCGTATGCAATAAACCCTGCCAATGAAGCGTTATTTCCATGGTTATCCACAGTTGCCACTAATTTTCAAGAGTGGGAACCACGAGGGATGATCTTGCAAGTGAAGTCCGAAGCTAGCGAATATGCGCAAAATGTGACATTAGGAAGCATCTTTGCTGCCACAAACTACAATGCTCTAGCTCCAGCACCGGTCAATAAAGTGCAGCTAGAGAATATGGAGTACGCCACCTCATCAAAGACAAGTAAGAGCATCATAATGCCTGTCGAATGCGCCAGAAAATACAATACTTTAGACCACTTGTACATTTCTGGTGCGGGCAACAAGCCTGGTGATGCTAGAATGTACGACCTTGGAGTCATACACGTGGGGTCAATGGGTGTTAATGTCCCCACCACCGGCCGGGTAAAGCTCGGTGAATTGTGGGTTAGTTATGAAGTAGCACTGTACAAACCAATACTAACCCAAGAAGTTGCTCCTCTGGAAACATGGGCCTTGCAAATGACAGATGTCCGTTGGCAAGTGTCCACTGATACCTTTTTCCAGTTTGGAACAACTAGAGCTCTTGTGGAAGGAAGCTCTCAAAGCATAACGTATGAATACCTTGAGACCACAGGGAAACTGTACATAACGTTTCCGCCAGAACCTGCCTGTTATTGGATCAGTTTTATAGTAGCGGGTAATAGTGGTCAAGGATTGCAATACAATTTGCCCGATCCAGCTTTCGGGAGAAAAGCTGCATTTTGGCCCGGCACAATAGGGTGGGCGAATACTGCATTGGTGTCAGGAACAACTCCTATTACTGGTAACTCTTATTGTTTTCAAGCAATATATTGTGTTGATGATGTCCCTCAAGACGATCAAGTTTGCAAAATTGAAATTGAGGTTGACTCCACCACTAACATGAGCTTGTACACTCAAGGGTTACTCCTAATCACCAGAGTAATGCCATCATTATTTCCACCTCCGCCTGTACTCTAGGCGGCGAACGGGCCCTAAGTGCACGAACCGGCGTGCCCCCTTGAAAGGTTAAAATTCGGTTCCGTCGGTGACGGGGGTCGTTAAATGTGGAAGCTGAACCACTACCCAACACGTGAAAGTCGCCTTGTTTGTCTCTCAAGAGTAAAAGAGACGGTTGCCAGTAACCGAAACTGGTAGTTGGA